GCATATACAGGACAAACTTTTCGCCTGTGTCGCTATCCTTTCCGACGAAAGCAAGCGCAACTTCGGGGATTCTGTCATTTTCGGCAAAGTATGTAGTCTTCTTATTGTTCTGTGCGTCGGTAACGACTTTAGAACCCGTCAGGAACTTAGCGACGTTCTCGGCTTTGTAGGAAATGATACTTGTGTTAAACTCGGTGACATAGTTGTTACCAATCAGAGCCACAAGACCATAGTTAGCGCTGTTAATTTCCTTGCTATCGTGAGTACGGGAAAATCTCGCACTCTCACCTTCCTTGATATAACCGATTTCGGTCATCTCGGATACTTCCATGTTATCCGTAAACTGTTTTGCAGGAACTGCGTAAACATAGCCAGAGCCAAGCATAACAGTATCTTTATCGGCTTTAATAATGTTCATTGTTTTACCTCGTATATATTAAAGTCTTTTGCAGTCGAAGTAGATAATATCGGTGTAATAATCGGCTATATCATCGTGATAGATACCGCCCTCGTTGGACATACAGAACTTCACATAACCATTGCCAAACGGCACAGGTTTATAGTAAAAGTCTAACTCTTCTATAACCTTCGAGCGCATTTCTAACACATTTCTAATAGTTTTAGCTTTACACACAATCTCGACTACAAAATGACGTAAAGTTTTAGAACCCTCAATTTCGGAAAACCTGTAAACAATGTAGCTATCGACATCTTTTATTTGCTTTGGCTTTTCTACCAAAAATACAAGTGGAATATCTACACCGTTCAAACTTGTGCTTTCCGTAAAGACATTGGAGCGGATATAGTCGCCCACTTCGTTAAAATCTATCATCGTTACTGTCTCCGAATTTCGTTCGCAATCTTATCAAAAATCGCCTGTCTATCTTCTTCTAACGCCCTTTTAAGTGTAGGGTGGTATTCGTCTTCATAGGGCGCGTATCTAAGATTAGAGCCTACAGACCCTAACACTTTGTCGCCCTCTGTCCCTACAGAGTGAGTCCATGACCTCTTCAGGTCGCCCGATAATACGTGAGTAATTGCTATCGTGTCCCCTTGAAGGTCAATAACGCCATCTTCCATACCTTTTAGCGCAGCTCGTTTAACTCTTTCCAACTCTTTTCCAAAATCGTTGAAGTTTTGCCTTGCCATGTTAATTAACCTGTACCAAGAAAACAATCATGTAATCATCCCATGAAATGACCTTTTCGACTTCAAAAGTAGAATCGTTATAAGTCACAGTAACATCGGTTTTTACATAATCATTAGGATCCAGATAAACAGTATATTGTGATTTAGTTTTAAATCCGTACTGTTCCAATACTAAGGCTTCGTTCGTCGGCTGTACGTCGCATGGTATGTTATGGCTTGCGGTCTCACCCTCAATCAAAAGACCATTACTATAAGTCGAAGCGGTTGTCGTAGTTACGGTAATGGTTTTGTCGTAAAAGTAGCTTGCACTTGTCCAAGTTGACATCAAATCACCCTCAATCTACGGGGCGGTAGCATAGCTTTTACCTCGGCTGTCAGTCCGTAGTTATCCAACTCGACAGAAGGACTGCGGAAAGTGACAGAACGAGACCCCTGTGTTAGCTGTGTTATCTGTGCTTCACCGCTTGCAACCTCTCTAAACACAGCGTCGTTTTGGTAGTAGATTTTGGCAAGCCTTATCAAAGGCGCCTTGAAGACAGTTTCATCTGTTTCATAGGGCAACCACAGATAATTTATTATTGCCCTAAAAGCAGTGTCTACGATTTCTGCGATTTTATCATCTTCGGTAATGCCCATGTCCGCAGATACATAACTTATAACGTCTGCGAATCTGATTTTGACATCCTCAAACATTTCGCATTACCCCCTTATGTTAAGTATTAAGCGCAAGTCTTGACGAAGATAGCGTTTGCGTTAGTAACCTTGTGCGCATAGACCTTGCGACCCTGTACGGCAGAAGCGCCGATAAACTTGCCAGAACCATCAAGGGAAACGAGTTTAGGCTCGACTGCCCACTCGTTAACACGAGTGCAATAATCAGGGTGACCTGCGACAAACTCGACACCCTCGCCCATATTGGCAGATTCGAAAACAAGGAAACCTGCAATCTTGCCAACTGCGCCAGTAGAGACAACTGCGTCACCTGCGTCGGAAGCATGGATAAACTGGTCACTCTTCAGAAGGACACCGTAAACGTCGGGGGAGACAATCAGGAATCTGCGACCATCGTTGGGAACGCCATTCTTGGACATAGTTGTACGCACATCAACGATAGTATCGTAAATAGTTGTCTTAGACAGAGCGTTAGTGTTATCAAGGGTTGTACCCTGCGCGACAAGACATGTAGCGCCATCGGTATCAATCTGATTTGCCAGACCGTAAGCAGCGGTACTAAGTCTATCGGCAACCATGCCATCAGGAACGGCAGAAGCCTCGAAACCGTCGATAATCTCGTTAACTGCCTTGTCCTTGTCGATGTTAATGTTAATCCACTCGGAACTACCCTTAGTCAGTGCCACGCCGTTATCAACGTCATAATCTGCGATAGTAGAAGCGCCTGTCTTGCGGACTTTGACACTACCTGCTTTTGCATCACCTTCGTATCTGTTATTGAAAATCACGCCATCTTTAAGGACAAGTTCCTTCTGAAGTTTGGCATCTACAAGAGCACTATAACGTGCGGAAAGATCAATTCTTGCCATGATATATTTACCTCTTTATATTTATTATTCGTCGGCTATCGTTAAGCCAGGATTCAAAGCCATAAACGCCTGTGTTACACCGTCAATCGGCTTAGACTCGTCTACAGGCGGTACATGGCTACTATTTTTTAATTTTGTTTCGATAGTGGAAGACACTGCACTTGTAAAAGCCTTTTCAAGAGTGTCAAGATTTGCAAGTGTCGAGTCTTCATCAGAACCCACAAAATAGCCAATAAGGTCAACGGGGAGACCCTTTTCGTTCGCGATAGTAAGCGCCTTGTTTGTAAGTTCCTGTCTCTTGGCGCTTGCTCTTTGCTCTTCGAGCATTTGTTTTAGCTTGTTAATTTCTACGTCTTTAGGGTCTGCGTCCGGATAAAGTTCCTTAACTTTCGCGTCAATCAGTCCTTGTAGATTGTTAGCTTTCCACGACTCCAAGCCCTTGTTATGGTAGCGGTCAAGTCTCGGCTGCATTAGCTTCTTTCCGTCTTCTGTGTCGAGAAATGCGCTAACGCTATCAGTATTAACAAGACTTCTAACAAACTCTTTATATTCCTCGGTATCCTTAAACTGGTTAATTTGTTCTATAAGTTCTTTAAAATTCATGTTTTTACCTCGCATACCTGTATTTTATAAAAATCCAGTTATCGGTTATCTATTGCCTTGTAATCCATAATGTGCCAAAGCCCAAAATGTATTAGTTGGCATTTCTAAAACGGCAGTTCATCCGCAGTGATACGTTTACGTCTAAATATAAATACTGTACGACCCTTATACTCGCACCCCCACTGTAAGCACTCGTAACCAAACATTAAATAGGTGTATGCTAAAAGTGGGTCAAAGGTGATTGTATAGTTGGGATTGTCGAAAAAGTCCCTCTGAATTCGAGCCTTGGTAAAGGGAATCATTTCCTGAATATCTTTAACAGTTAAATCGTGTCCGTAATAAAAGATACGTTCTTCTCTATTCATCTCTTTTCCCCCTTTTGCTCAAAATCGCAGATGTAAACGCCCTTATAGACTTCTGCCGCATTGTATATGTTATTTTTTATCTCCATCTGAACCAATTCCGACTTGTGAACGATTCTGTTCTTTGTCGGGACTTCTAAGTAAAATTTATCGTGCGGTAGAATATCCGCATAAGTCACCAAGTGACCATCTATAATATCAATCTTTTCTTTAAGTTGATATTTTGCGATAAGATTTTGGAAGTATTTGTAGTCGTGCTCATTAAGGATCCTGCGCAAATCGGGCATTTCCAGAAGGTCAAGCCATGTTTCGTTGACCTCGCGGAAACGTCCATCTGCGCGATACCAGCCGACGAAGAAGGAATCGACTGCTAACATAAATTCCTTCTCTAACTCGCTAAAATAATCGCCACAGTACAGAGCACACAAAAACATAAGCGTGCCACCGCAGTATTTTCCGCTGTACCCGTAGTCATCCCATCTGTCATTAATCAGATTAGGATTGATAACCATATGGTTTGTAAGTACGCATCTGTGATTGTCGAAGCACATAACGCCATCTTTGACCACGCTACAATCTACATAGATAGGCTGTTTATTTGAGTTTTTGGCGTCTTCCGTTAAGTAGACACCCTCGCCAAACTTGTAAAAACCGCCTATCTTTATTCCAAATCTTTTCGACAAAAAACGACACGAATAGAAGCTATCCATGTCGTCAGTAAGTACCAGATAATAGTTTTCAGGGTGAATCTGTAAATCCAAATACCATCCTGCAAAATGATTGATAAGCTCTTGTTTCATATTTTATCGTCCTCAACGCTTTATCCTCTCTTTCTTATTTTTTTTGCTCTCTTATTATGTTCTCCACTCGTTTACTGTTACATACTCCGTATAATATTTCTGTTTATTTTCGTTATCCGCTCTCATCTTTGGCATATACCCTTCACGCTTCGGGATCAATGCGCATCTACAATTTGGGTGCAATGGCAAATCAGGTACGTCGTCCAAAGGGAACACTTGCCCGTCAAGGTCTGCACACTTCGGGCAGGTATTACTTTCAAGTGTCGCACTCCAAAGAACATACGGCACACCTGCTTTACGATATACTTCGAGTTGTGCAGTGTTTACCGTTTTGGCAAGTTCGGTATGAACGAGCCTTTTAGCTTCATAGGCAGTGCGCCCGTATTCGTTCTTAATCGCCCTTGCAACCTCGTCAGGTCTTTTACCTGTGCGGACTACCTCTATAACATCGTCGTAGATTCTGTTAGCTAACTGATTCGTATTTTTCCAAATCGCAGTTGAAAAACGTTGTCCGTTAATCGGAGTGTTTACGGCAGCCGAAACAAATTCAGGTCGCAATATTGAATAATCTATTGCCAAACTCAAAAGATTAGATGTTTCTGTGTAGGCTTCGGCATAAGCGTCGATTAACGCGCCCTCTACTATTTTCTTCTGCGCTTTGGTTAGCTTGTTAAGTTGTACACTAATCGCGGAATGAATGTTAGAAATAGCTATAGAATCTAAGATAATGTTCTTATCTTTATCAAGGTTTAATGCCAAAATTGAACTGATTTCTTTGATAAGTTCTTTTTGGCTATCCTTCAAAGTCTTTAATAGTTGTTTTATCTTTGACTTGATTTTGCGGTCTTGCTTTGCCCTTACTTTGATAAAAGGATCCATTAAGCATCACCGCCCATATCTTCATCGTCTTCATAGTCGAGTTTTTCAAGTTCAATGCTCTTGCTCTGTTCACGTTCCGCATTGATTTTGTTAATCTCGTTCGTCGGATTTTCCACAAACGGCAGAAGCGAAAGCGCAGTTTCAAGCGAGATATTTGAGCCAATACCAAGTTGTGAAAGCATTTGAACCGTTGTGAGTTCGTCCTTCGGGATTGAAGGATTAGCAACGACCTTGATATTATGCCAATCATAAACATAACCCTTAAAGGCAAGATACTCAAAAAGTCGTGCAAGTCTCTCATAAACGGCATCGATGATAATGTCGAGCATCATGTTACAGCGCTGTTCCAGAAAAACTAATCTGTTTCTAAGGGCAGTGCCAGAAGTGTTAGACTGTAGCTTCTCGTTTCCGTCGATATGATTACAGGACGAGTACATAGCGTTGCGCAGATTGTTAATCATATTATTAATATATGCGTCGGGCATATCTTTAACGAGCCATTTAACACCTGCTTGCCCATTGGCTACAGGTACATTAATAATCCCATGCTCTCTAAGTTGTTTTTCGGTGTCGGAATCTGCCAAAGCACCCGTAATAACAAGATAGGCGTTGCGATAATCGCTAATCGTGTTTACTTGGTCTGACAGTATTTGATTGTATCCGTCTTGGAGTTCCTTGATTTTGAAGTAGATAGTATCCTCTATCCTGTCGAGTTTACAAACTGTGACGGGAACACCTGAAAACAGGTGTTTCTTTTTGGCAATCAAAGAACCGTTTTTGTAAGTCTCAATCGAGCCATCGTTATAATACACATCTCTATACTGTGTCTCGTCGTACTTCAGTTTATAGAAGTGTATGAAAATCTGCGGTACGTCGTCTGTGTCGCAGTACTCAATGCCTTGATAGGGCGAAACTATCCTTTCGCAGAACCGCCCTTTTGCGTCGATATAGTGCAGAAGGTACGCTTTCCCGAAGATTTCGAGAACTCGCATAAGTTCCTGATTGTGGTTATCTTTCCAATGGAAAAGATTACTGTATACTGCGTCTGCAATGCTCTTATCCTCTGTCATCGGAACATAGTTAAGCGGATTGCCAAGACTGTACTGCACTTCCTCATTGATAAATTTGTTTACGTAATTATCGACTATTACGTTTTGCGAGTTTCCTTGGTTCGCAAATTTTTTATAGCTATACAAAATATCATGGTCGCCTTTATAATACCTGTCCATCGACTCATACAGAGTCCGATTAGCATCATGTTCGGCAATCATGCGACTAATTATCTGTTTTGTTTCCATTTAAACTCCCTTAACCAAAGCCAAAATCGGCAAAGGTAAATAATCTAACTTTCGGGATTTCTTCATCTTGGATTAACGATAGATACTCTACCGAATCCGTTAGAGCGTCTATAGCGTCGTCGTGCGAAGTATACGCACAACCTGCAAAATCGGCTATTTGCTCTAATGCGTCGGCATCATCATCGTTAAAGATAATGCGACCGCTATTTATATCAGGTATAACGGCATTAATGCGGTTATCCTTGTTCTTTGTCCTTTGCTTATTCACAATCTGCAAAGGTCTGTTTTTAAGTTCGGAGTCTCGCGCTATCAACTCTCTTAGTTTGTTTACGTCCGCGCCCGAATACACCTGTTTTTCAATGCTCACTAACTGTATATCTGTATATGCCTTTAACAAGGTAATTATCATGCCGATATAGTCGTTAAAACCCAAGTCACCGTCGAATCGTTTTATAATGATTTTTCGAGCGTACTTTAATTTATTTTCTGCGTTCTCGGACAGAACGCAAAACGCTGTGTAGTCCGACTTGCGATTAGTAGTTGACGCAGGATCAACTGACAAAATCGTTTTGCCAAAAGGCAAAGACTCCATAACGTCCCCGTCAATTTTTGACATGCTCGTTATACGCTTCATGCCCAAAGTGTTAATATCACATTGACGCTCTTTTTTAAAAGAGACAGGATTTTCAAAGTACTCTTTAGCGAGATTGAAACAATCATAGTTCTGCCAGATTAACGGAAAATCCATTTCCGCTTTGTGTTCGGTGTAATAGGCTTCTGCGTCGTATAGAGCGTTGACGTTTTGGCTCTTGCTATTAAGTATCTCGCGCACTTTTTGCCAATGCGCCGACTCTTTAAAGTAGGCGTCTATGTCATCGAGCCTGACACACTTTTCTGTGCGTGTGAACCACGCAGGCGAATGTACAAAAGTATCATACAAGTCGCCCTTCCTCTGAATCGTGCCAAGAGCAACGACATGATTGTTTTTGTTTTGTAGCGCCTTTAAGACTCCGTTTTGTATGCGATTAACTAAAGCGGCTGCACTCTGTTCTGTCGTTATCTGTTTTTCGTCCTGTGCGTCATCCAGAATCAATAAGCCAATACGGAAACTACCATAGTTAATACCTCGGACAGAAGAAGTCGAAGAAACCGACTGTATTTTTGACCGTTGAGGTTTAATATCGAGTTCTATTTCCGAAGCGTTGTACTTTAAGTCCTTGTTTATGACTTTGCCAAAGCACGACTTTATTAACTGGTTTCCCTCGATACACTTCTTAATCGTTGCGATAAAGTTTTGACTTTGCGCATCTGTCGCACTATCGATAACTGTAAAAGGATGAATACAGTAAAGTGCACACCACAAAGCTAACGGCACTGTAATAGTAGTACTCTTGCCAAATGAGCGCGGAAATACATAACAATTTCTTGTGTCGTTGCGATTCAGAATCGTGTCTTGTATCTCTAACCATATCTTGTAATGTGTCTCGCTTAAAGGTACACAGTCGCCCGAATAGTCAAAGAGCAAGTCATGTAAGAAGACTTCACAAAAATAACTGAAGTTTTTTTTACCTAATGCCCATGCCAAACCGTGAAAGTCAAAGAGTTTGGACTCGTTACCTTTAAAGAGTTTGAGCGCTTTATCTTGACCATACAGCGCGATAAGATAGCGCAGTGTGATTTTTTGAAAGTTATAAGTACTCATTATTATATAGCATATTTGGTATATATCTATTTTGTGCGAAAAATCTGGTATGATTTCCGTTATTTTGGATAATACCGTATTTGGTATGTTTGTAAGATGCAAAACTTTTGGATTTTGATTTTTGGCAGATTTATAAATATATCATATTAGGTATGTATCTGTAAAAATCGTTTGAAAAATCCGCGAATTGCATTTCTAATTTGATATATCATATTTGATATGTTAGGTTAAACGTAATTTTTTTTTATAAAACTTGCAAAATGTTCTGAAAAAATAGTCTGCTATGGATTATTGGAGATTAAATTTTGGGTTTCTTGACTTTGGGAAAATGGTAGAGGTTTGTTCGGAGACCCCCGCCCCACTCGTCGCCCCTGAACCAGAATAGAAGCCTACCCCCTATTTTCTGTTCAGGATCCTTTTGCTCTTCACATACACAAAAGACTGCGCACTATCACATGTGCAGAATCTTGTGCGTGTGAAGCTATCTATCTTGCCATAACTAACAATCAAACTTCTATCCTTTGTGCACCCCTACCCCCTACTCGGTTTTTTTTCTCATTTTCCGAAACAAAAAGAAAAAAAAGAAACATTAATCAATCAATGTAATCATCTTGTTATCACACACTAATCATTGTTCTTTATTCTTTCTTTTCTTCCAAACATAATCAAAGACAAACACATAACTATCATGTGTCCTGTCCCCCTGTCCCCCGTGTAGGGCATGGCATGGGTAGGTACTCTCTTAACCTTTAACTCTGTATTCCACCAAAAAACAGAATTAGAATTAACTGTTAATCGTCTGATAGTTTATGTTCTGTCGTTTGTAATATTGTCTTTTTGGGTAGAAGTTGGGTAGCTTTTGGCAATCGTCCTTTTACTTACAGGGCTATCTGCCAATGGTATCAAAGGATATATTTTGATATGTCCATAAAGATACCCCTATTTCAAATAAGAGTATTAGATTTATAAGATAGGTATGGGGCAAAAAAAATAGGGTAAACCCCCATTAATAAAAGAAATGTTTTATTTATACGGCAAACGGCAAAGCGTTGTCCGCTTCTGAATCTTGCTTCAGTTCCTGAAGCGCAGTATCAATATTAAAGTCTTCTTGTTTTTCTTCCTTGGTTTCAACCTGTATCATATCTTTCGGTTTTCCAAGGCATCTATCTAACCAGTAGGAAAGCGCTTCTTTCTTCACACGCTTATCTGCGGTCTGTTCGCATAACTTCCAAAGTTCGACCGCTGCTTCATAACTTTTGGAATTAAAGTAGTTAATCGTGCGCTGTCGTTTTTCCTTGGCGATTTCCATTAAAGCCGCCTTAAAATCATCCCTCTTTTCCCACTTCCGCAAAGTCTCCCTGTGAATATCCAATTCTTTAGCTATATCTTGCTTTTTGTACTTGCCACTTGAAAGCATGTCAACCGCTTTAAGTTGGACATCTGTTAATCCAAAATCCCCATATCCAACGGGAGCAGACCTTTTCCTAACGTTGTCATTTTCCATTTTGTAACTCCCCCCGTTTCTACATTGGCAAAAGTCGCAAAAATGCAAACTGCCAACTAAATATTTAGCTAATCATGGTACAGGCGTGTAATGATCCATGCCCGTAATCATGTCAAATTCTTTTTCTTTAATTTCTTCGAGTTCGATTGTATCTCGCCCGAATCTCTTAATCGTATTACCATTGACTATGTACATCTCTTCGGCTTCTTCTACTTCATCGCAGTATGCTCTACCATTTTGGCAAAGGAACATACCAGTTAAAGTAACGCCCAAGTATGCACCGTCAAGGTCATATACAGTATAATACTTCATTGTCTTACCCTCGTCGCCCAATAAGTCCGTACCTCTTCGCTAAAAATGTAGTCGTCGCTATCGTCTTCTACTTCTTCCGATAGTGCGTCAATCTTATCGAGTAGATAGTCGAAAGTTTTGCAGACCGCAGTAATCGCTACATGAAAATCATGTCTATCTACTGTTTTGAGTTTGGCAATGTCCGCAAGAGTGCTATTAACTACCGCAAGTGCTTCATCTTCTGTAAACTCCATAAAACGCTCATCAATTTTAATCATTATTTCCCCCCTTTTAATGTTTCTCTTCACCCAGAAAAAACGTAAAAAAAAGGCGGTTTACTGCGCTTTTTATTAGTGCAGAGAAAACCGCCATACCACAAGAGAAAGGTTAGTCCGTTTTGACAAACTAAATTGAAGAGAAAACCGTAACAAAAAAACTGCCACTTTGCCCAAAATTGGACAAAAGCCCTGTTACAGGAATCGAACCTGCATGAACCATTCAGGGCTGGTCGCATATATAAAAACTGTAGATTTCCCACAGGAGAAAGCGCCCGTCGGAATCGAACCAACGAAAAACCATTAGCGCTTCTGTCTTGTACCTTGGTACAAAAACAATTATGACAAACACAAAAAAAACATGACAAATAATTAAGGAGAAATGTCACGAAACCCGTTTATCGGAGTTGAACCGATAATTAATGAAACCGTCACGGGTCAATTAGGAGTACTTGCCCACAAAAAGGCTAAAAATGATAAAGCGTTACGGATATAAATAACTTGTAACAGAGGTAGCCTATTGAGCGTTATAGGCTAAATTGCTTATCACATTAACAAATGGTCAAAAACCCCTAAAAAAAGCTAAATATACAATATTTGTATACTTAGCAAAAAAGATAAAAATTAATCGAAAATTATATTTTTTACTGTTTACGCAGAATGGGATTTCCTCCAAGACCGCATCTTTAGCTTATTTCTCTCACTTTGGCATTTCTCGCAACGCACTCTTTTCTTGCTCGATCCTGGCACAACGAAGGAATCTCCACAATCGACACACACGATAGTTTTAGGCGGTTTAGCGGTATAAGTTCCGCAGTCGTCGCACAAAGTCTTAGTTTTACGCAAGTTGGTCTTAAATATCTTACCGCACTTTTTACACCTTCTAAGCGTCGTATCTCCATCTAACATCTGAAGAGTCAAACCCAAGTCTCTAAAGTCGTCAATCTTACAAACTTCCTCGCCCTCTTCTATGAAGAGCACTCGCATGTTAAGATTATCAATCCTTTTCGCTAACTCAATCAGTCCGTCGTCTACCAGTGCTTTTATCTTTTTCGCTCTTATGTCGTTGTTACCCCCGACATTAGCGATTTTAAACAACTCTGTTAGCTTCAGATTGACCCAACTATTACTATCAGGGTTTCTCTGATTATTGAGTTTGGCAACGCATAAAACAGTAAAGGCAAGTCGTTTGTTCAACTTGTTTTTGATCCTATGGATTCTGTCCCATTCTGGTACAGTAATAACTACCCCCTCGGACTCGAAAAGGGCTGTCTTTTCTACATGCTTTACTATGTGCTCTATTTTGTCTTTCCAATACTTTTTCTGTACCTGATATTTCGGGTAACGAAGCTGCATAAACTCCATTATTTTTTCTGGCAGTTCTTCTTTGGCTACACCTTCACTAAAATAATATCTTGCCAAAATGCTAACCACCTGCCCGACATTCTCAACTACCGCTTCTTCACTATTTAATATCTGCTCTATATATTTCCTCTCATTAACTATAATCATTATCCTGTACTCCCCTTATATCTTGTTAAAACTGTTCCATCCGAAAACCGTAGCCCATATATTCAAATTCTGCTTCGTCGTCATCCCTGACAGGAAAGCTAATATTATTCGCCTTTTCCATCAAATTATCGATGATAACATCACCGCAGATTTGCCACGCGAACATTTTCGACGTTTCCTTCGTGTAGCAAAGGTCAAGGACAATATCACAGAGTTCTTTTGCATTAGGAACTGTAAGAATACAATCACGTTTGAAGTTTTCAAGTAAAATACTTCTTTGTTCTGTGTCATCTATCCTAATTGTTTTCTGCTTTCCCTGCGCCTGTCGCATGGCGAAAGTAAACTCGTTATAAAGTTTCTCAATCGCCTTATACTTGACGTTGCTATATCCTACCCCCGATTTTAAAATCGAATAATCAAAATCAAGGTCTTGTTTGACGTATTCCACGTAGTTTCTAAAGGCGTCTTCTACAATCCACGCTACCCGATTAACTACGCAATCATGGTATCCTACTGGCATCAAATTATAGAAGTATTGCAAAAATTCTGCTTCATCCTCGTTCTTCGCTCCATCCTTAATAATCTTATCTACAGATTTGCCAAACATAATCTTAGCTTTCGTGTTCGACTTTTTCACAAAGTCGTCGTAGTCATTTTTAAGATTAGGATAGACGTAAATCATGAAATACGGTTTCCTGTCCGCTACAATAGGATCCTTGCACACATGTCGGTCATACCACGACTTAGGCATTTTGGAAGCTATAATGCCTTTGCACGCATCGACAGAATTTTGTTGGTAGAGTTGACCGCACATAATACGATATTGCAAAATTCTGTATTCCTCGCTATCCTTCTCTATACCTGCCAAAACATCAAACATACTCGTTACCCGATTTGTGATAACTCCAATCTCATCATTAAACGCAATCTTGTTAGAAGCTATTATATCTTCCTCGGTCGGAATGACCTTTTCCGCTTTACGCTGTATGCACATGATTGTTTTGTCGTTTTTGGTTTTGGCAAGTAGTATAGGATTGTCAGTGCACAAAAATGTGTCGCCGTCGAAGTCGGAACCGTTAAGTGCATCGCAAGTAGTATCCCAAGCGTTAATAATCACCGCAGTTTTAATAAATCTGAACCAGTAAGCACACTCGATAGACTTATTAAGTCTAAGTTTCCTAATATTGTTCGAATTGGTCATAGGAGCACGAAAACATACAAGTTCGTCCGCTCCCTTGTCAATAAAATATCTGTGGTATAGTTCGCCCGACTTTAACAGCCCTGTAACTGCCGAACCAAACATACTTTGACAAAGAGCAAACGGGTCTCCCCCGACCATTGCATAATTGGCTTCTACCGCTATAACGCCCTTCTTAGCGTCGTTAATCTTTTTGTTCGCCATGCTCTTTATACGCTTGATAATATAAGGATCCTGTATCATCTGCGGATTGAGCATTAACGCCTTTGTTACAAAATCGCAGTTTCCATCTTCAAAAGAAGAAATAGCCGAATCTTTATTAAGTCCCATACCTGACAGGAATAACAGAGACTTCCTATAATCCATACCGATTACGTCTTTAAGATTGTCTATTGTCGGCTGCACTAATTCCCGTAACTCATCGTCCGTCAAGTCATACGACTGCAAAAACTGATAGTTAAGAGTATGGACATGTTCCAATTCTTCAGGCGTCGTCTTTGTAGCGCTAAACTCATATCCGTTCTTTTCGCAGTTCTGGTAGTAATCTTCCCAACTATCATAGCTGTCCCACAGTTTGAGCATCGAAGTCGTTAATATAACATCTGCGTCACGGACATCTCGCTTATCACCCCATGCGTCTATAATCTCGTATGTATTCGCTACCTTTTCCGCAAAGTCTACAAAATCAAATGCGTACACCATGCCTTTATTCCACGCATAGCGAGAATTGAAACCAGAAAGCACAGTATCATTCCCTGTCAAATCTTTATTAACGAGTATTGCGTATTCTGGCATCATTAAGCCAAAACCATCACTATTATTGTGTTCAACTTCGTAATCGTCTACATAAGATAATGTCGGCTCTCCCCCGTTAGAATCGTCTAATACTATTACGTCGTCTTTAAAGTGAGTGATACAGTCGCCAACTACAATAATCCCCCTCGGCTTTGGCACTGGCACAGAACCCGAACACACTAACGCTTGATAGGCTTCTAACTTAGCAGGTACAAGTTTTATTTCCTTGTTTCTGCCGTTATCAATCTTTGTTTTCAAGTCGTCATACAGGCGCTTACTAACATAGACGATAGTAGATTGTTTGATACCGCCGTTAGTACCTAAAAGTCGCGTATACTCGATACCATTAACAGAAAATCCGTTTTTATTAAGAAGGTCATAATCTTTGTTACTGTCCATCACGACACAAATGTAGTCTTTACAGAACTGAAGATTATACAATTCGTCGTATAATACTTGCAGTTTAGCTTTGGTAGAGTTTGTAGTCTTGATACCGCGCAAGTACTTAATCTCACTTTTGATCCTGCGCGTCTTATTGTCGTTTTCTAAGTCGCCGTTAAGCGAATCAATGAACCGCATAATCTGCGAATCTCCAAGAGTGATAATAGCTTCTTGATTGTTACGCATAGCTTCACTAAGCGGAAGACTCACATTATACTTTGCTTTCCGTATATCCTTAGAATGTAATTTATAAACATACTTTCCACTTCTTTTATGCTTCATTATTTTTTTGTACTCCCTACGAAAATTGCCAAACACAAAACCCAAGGTCAAAAAAATCTGGTCTGTGCTTAGCTGTTCTTATTTTCTTTTTTCTTTTTACTTTCCCGTATTTACAGTTGTTTGTCCTTACAACGGCATCCATTTGTTCTTGCGCCCAAATGATACCGTTCTTTTTCTAATTCACTTCGTTCATGTCGAAAAACCATTCATATATTTTTTAAACGCCAACGCGCAAAATCATGTGTTTTTGGTTTTGGCAATTTAAATATCCATTACATACTGCTTACTGTGTAAGTTATGCCAACGCGCAAAATCAAGAGTTTTTGGTTTGGCAACTTAATCATCCATTGCATAGCTGCTTACTGTGTAGATTAATTTTGGTGTTCCTGATAGTTGGCTTTGTATTGGTTTTATTTTTTTGTAATGTGAGTGGGCGCGAATAGCGCAAACGACCGCATTTGTCTTTACGACAAATGAGTGTCGTTTTTTTTCATCATTCGCTTAACGCTCATTTCTGAAAAACCATTCATAACATACTTTTCAATTTTGCCCCAAAAACGACATTTTTTTATAATAAAGAAGTATGTAAATTTGGGGCATTTTGGGGCATATATCAAGTTGACGCTCTTAGCACTGACCACCGCCCAATGGGGCGCTTTTTCCGCCCCAGATAACGAATGTAGTTTGCCCCAAAAACGACATTTTTTTATAATATAAATGTTTGCAGATTTGGGGCATTTTGGAACATGGCTCTCACTCTATATAGGTCTGATTAGCACAGACCACGCCCCAATGGGGCAATTATCCAATATCTCTTTTTCCTGTTCTCGCCTTTGGTTTCTTGAAACGATTGTATCTCGTATTGGTAATGGCAATCTTGCAGTTTGCCGTTGAGTACACCGATACCCATACCTCTATCTTTCAGCCCTAACAAGACTGTGAACTTCTCTTTTAGTTCCTTCTGTTCTTCTTTGAACATCTTCTTTCCAATATTAGCTTCGAGATATTCTACAAATTTATCACTGTTTGCCTTTTTGACTTCCAAGGTTTTTACTTTGGCTCTTAACTGCGGTATCAGGTTTAACAGGACTTTTTCATATCCGTCTTTGAGCATTGCATTAAAAATCTGTACGTCGTACTCGTACTTTTGGCGTACTATGTGATTTATATGGACAGTCCCCAAGACTTCACCTTCCGACATTTCACCGTACAAAATCTTATTCCGTCTAAGTAAGTCCCTGTCGTGTTTATACTCTTCAAAAAAGGCTTCTCTATCTGCCATGAGTTTTACGACTGGCAATAGGTCAGTTTCTTCGATTTTCCGAAACTGTGTAATTGCTCTCTTATCATGTCGAAGGAAATAGAGATTGTAGTTATCGGTCTCGTCTATCGGTCTTTTGCGTCCTATCGCCTGTATAGCCGAGTCTATGTCGATTATCTCGCAGAACACATGCTTGATATTCGCGTCTTTGAGGTCTATGCCATTGTCCATACACTTTGTGCAAAACAGGATCCTTTTGTCGTATTGGCAGTTTTGCACGCAGTTGTAATCTATCCAAGACAACTCTTTAGCTTCATAGTTATACTTGCTACAAAGGTAGCTTGCCTTGTCTCCGTAAAATGAGTGCATCTGCTTTAATCGTCTAATCGAATTGACGAATACGAGAATCTTCTCGTTTGGCTTGTTTTCGACGATATAATCTATTACGTCCGTTATCTGTTTCTTGCAATAAAAATAGACTGCCGAAACTGTTTTATATTCATGCGTAATCGAATAATATCTATTGGGTTTTACAATCCCAGATAGCAAAAGCCCATTAAACAAGTAGTTTCCTGTCGCGCTCATAAAGATAACGACGTTTCCGCTTTGGCTTCGAAGCCAATCGTAAGCTATATCGGTGTATTGATTAAAAAGTCCGTCGGTTAGGAAGTAGTGCGCTTCATCCGCTACGATATAGTCGTAGTGTTCTATTTTGGCATCTTTTTTCAGGAGTTCCTGAACCGCCTGATAGGTCATTATCTTTACGTGCGAGTACTCGGTTAACCGTAGCTTTAATTGTGCATACAGATATTTACGGTTGACCAAGTATAAAACGTTTCTGTCATTCATCTGTGCAAATGGTATTAGCTTCTCAATGATAAAGGTCGTTTTGCCCGTATCTGTTCCTGAAGCTATAATTACGCCTTCGTTATGCCATTCCTTGTACTCTTCTTTGATTTTCTCTGTTATATACTGCTTTTGCTTCATGATTTTGGCTTCCTTCATTTTTGTATTTTCTTATAAAACTATTTACTTTCTCGTCGTCGTAGAAGATAAAGACCTTTTTACGTGGGTCTCTTCTGCTTTGTTCCATCCTCAATATCACGCAACCGTTTAACATTAGGTATCCTGCGCACCTCATCGAGTTGACTATTAATACTTTTTCCTTCGCTTCTTTTGGATCATTCATATTTGGATACTCCTAATAAATTGTTACTGGTTATACTTTCTCAAAAATGCGTCTATCCGTTGTTCCGTTTCCGCTTTGACTCTCAGGTCGCCAATCAACCACTTGCGTAAAGCGTCCGTCGAAAGACTTACGTTTTTGGCAAATCGTGAGTAGGGCAGCCCAATTTCTGAAATGAATTTTTTTGAACGTTCTTGTAAAGTCATAATTATGTTCTCCTTTAATTTGTAATTAAGTCTATTTATCTGAATTGTTACGTTTTTAAAAAAAATAAATGGTCTGTAGCTATACAGATACCCCATAACACCATTATCCGACTTATTGGACATGTCCCCATGTATACCACCATAGGAAACTTGCGAACTGGTGTAACATCCCCATGTATACCACCATAGGAAACTTGTTACCTATGGGGACAATCGCCCTTGTGAGTCCCTATGTATACCACCATAGGAAACTTGCGAACTGGTACGACACAGCCTATACAGATACCCTGTAAGTACGTTTCAGAACTCGTATCACATCTGTCTATATATCCATCTAATAGCGTTTGCCAAAGGTGGGGACGCGCTTCTATATACCATGTAAGAAAATTTGATAAGTCGGTGGGAACACCTACACTATTCATATTTCAGAATCATTCCACCTATTACCCGTATCTTTATTTTCTACCTTTTTTCTCTATCAGTAATGATAGACGTAGAAACTCTAATCACTTTTTGGCATATCTCTTCACATTGATTGTTAGCTTCTATTACTACGAGTAATGATAGAAGAACCTTATAAACCACAACGGGACATAGTAACTGTTAAGCTACCATGTCCCCACTGCTATATATTATTAGTCTCTTTTTTCTATGAGTATTCGTAGAAACTCAACTCGCTTCATCGTTAATAAGCCATACGATACTATCGTCTAAAAGGTCGCACTCTCTAACAGCGTCTTCAGGATCGAGTGCCAAAACGTCAATGACTTCGTTGTACGTCAATGGAACACGACAGAAGGTGTCTTCGTCGTTAATCCATTTGTCGCGCTTTTCTTTTGTCTCGAACATTGCGACCTCACATACAGGATTGTTCGGATAAAAGGCATAAAACTTGTTTTGCATCATTTTTTTATTTCTTCCTTCCCGAACATCAGAACCGTTATAAAACTGTTCTCTCTTCTGCTCAATATCTGCGTTAATGATTTCATCGTCCGTCATGCTCATAATTCGTCTTTTCTGTTCGGCTGCCCACTCACTACCGATTGTATAATCTTTGCCAAAAGTAAAAAGTGCACCATCAATACCGATTTTCCGAAGAAAAGAAGCATATTCGCGTTTCTGGTTCTTGCCTATCTTTGCTCTAACCCAACTCTTAGGATACTGAAAACCTGACTCTGTGCGAATCTGATTACCACTCTTGGTAACTCTATATATACCGTGTCCAAGTACATTACCTTTTTTGTCAATCAAGTAACCTTCGATAATCTTGTCGCTAAGATTGTTTCTCTTCATCTCTTACCTGCTTTCTCGCTGTTATCAGCGTAAAATGATTAATTGTTTTTCTTTGCTCTTTCTTCTCGTTCTTTTTCTTTGAGTGCTACTGTCTCTTTAACAGTTGGTAGCCAAACGCCCCCGTTAATTGCCCTAAGAAACTGTCTTCCGACCTTACAGTAAACAGTGTTTCGCGGTCTATACGTGAATCTTTCGCCCGTCGTCGGGTCATAACCGCCCCGTTGAGTATGATTTCTAACTCGCATACTGATAACACCTGCTAACTTCAGTTCTCCGTCTTCTTTGATGGCGTCAATCGCCGCACCGACAAAGGCGTTGAAGATAAATTTAAGGCGGTAGATAGCTATGTCCTTCCCTGTTTGCTCTTTGTACTTTTCTTTTACTCGCCACAGAAAATCAGTTTTATTCATTATTCACCTGTCTATTTCTAAGCGACGCTCGGTAGGGTGGGGCTAATTTTGCCCCTTTGGAAAATGCGCATTTCCATGTAGGCAAGTACTCTACTTGCTCTTTTCCAATATTGTATTGTTTACAATCGTTTTCGTCAATATTACTAACAAACACAGTGCGAATTGTCCAAAAATATGTGATGTGTTTGTTATTTACGCATTATATAGTGGTCTTGTTTGTTATCATATACTATATATTGTATGTGCAAATTGCTAAACCACAAAATCTTAATAATCGAGCGTCAATTTATAGTTACTTTATGTAAAGTTTATATATTTTTAATAATATTTTGGGCGCAAAAATGGGAAAACTGCGCCCAAAGTACCCAATTTGGAAGACGAAAGCAGATTAAAAAAGGTGGTAAACATCTGCTACCCAAAAAAGGCACAAAAATAGAGCGTCAATCTTTTAGGATTAACGCCCTGTTTTCAAGTCTTTTTCGGTTTGTTTTCTGCAATGTCAGAATATTAACGTTATGTGTCGGTTTCGAGTATCACCGTTTTTACTACCCAATTTGTACCCAAAATGGTAAATATGCAATTTTTGTAGGTTTTGTTCTTAGTACATTATTAACAAATACGGCACAGTGATTTTAGTTAATATGCAATATTTGTAGGTTAAATCAATGCTAATTTAGTTATTAAAAAAATCGGACTCAAAGAGCGATATTCGACTCTTTTGTCGAAAATACCAGTATTTATAAGGGTTTCAGCCTCTTCTACTACCCAATCACTACCCATTTCGATAAATAATTGGTTATTAAAATTGGGTGGGTAGTAATCTGAAAATTGGGTAGTAATCAGCCCGTAATTCTTCCGAATTTCTCGACAGCTTCATCGTACTTAGATTTACTAAAGTGTGTGTAAAGATCCATAGTCATCTCTATAGAAGCATGTCCCATTAGCTTTTGAGTCGTTTTAATGTCGATACCTACTTCATAACAACGACTTGCAAACGAGTGTCTAATCGCGTGCGGATTGAACATTTCGAATAAATTGGGCTGCCTACCTTCCTTGCAAGCTAACCGCAGTTCTTTGTCATTGATTAGCTTGACGACTCTATTTATATTGTCGTACGCCCTGTTACGCCCGACTTCCGACCCCATCTCGGAACAAAACACAAGATTATCAATTTTGGCTCTGTATCTGTCCCCAAGTTGTTCTTTGAGAATAGCTTGCTTTTTCTTTTGAGATAGAAGCATTTCTTTACATTCTCCGAACATTGGGATAGTCCGATAACTGTAAATAGTCTTCGGTTCGCCAAGGAATAACTGCTTGTTATTCACGCCATAGTAGTCAAGTACAAGATTGTGCCTAATGTGTATCTCGTTGTTATCAAAGTCTACGTCGTCCCAAGTAAGACCGCCGATTTCACCGACTCGCATACCCGTCAAGAACATTACATAGTAATACTCGGTATACCAAGGTCGCTCGATTTTGACATTTTCAAGGAAACGCGCCTGTTCCTCGGAAGTCAAAAAGCGTCTTTCCATCTTTGGCGTCTTCTGTCTCGGTGTCACTGCGTCGAAACAAGGATTCTTTTGTATAAGTCCATTGTTCCTCGCGTGTTCCAAGCACTCTCTAACCTCGCTAACGATATTGCAAATATAACCGCACTTGCGCCCCTCATCCTTTAACTGATTGATACAGCGCTGTATGTCCATAGATTTAATGGACTTGACCTTTTTAGCGCCAATCATGCGCCCGAAGCCGTTTTTGTAGCGAGTTTTTATCGTCTGCAATGAAGAGACTTTTACGGTTTTAGCTTTGTAGGTTTCTACCCATTCCGCGAACCATTCGTCTAACGTGTAATCTTTGCATACTGCGGAAATATCGTCTTTTACGCGACTCTTTTCGAGTTCCACTTTTAATCGAACATCGTCGAGATTAGCACCGTATATAGAGCGTGTCACCCCCCTTACAGTATAGCGTCCTTCGTATGTTCCATCGGGACGCTGTCTAAGTCCTTTGCCAAGTTCTTTACCTTTTAAGTCTTTTCCCATTTTTTCTACCACCTTTTTTTATGAATGGCAGAAAACAAACCTACTACCATTATATTATTTGGTTTGTTCTCTGTCAAAAAGGGGAGCGCCCGAAGACGCCCCCAAAGTTTATACTTATTTTATAATTGGCTTATATCTCACCGTTACGACGACTGGTATAGTCGTGCCAAATCTGTTACGACGGTTTTCTATGGTATTGCCAATCCGCAAAAACTCATAATTAAAATCGTCCGCAAGAGTCAATGCGTGCTCTGTATTATTCGTTGTAATGATTTTGGCATCACCTTTAATCGTTATCGTTTCACCTGCAAGACAATTATCGATAGCAAGTGTCTTACCTGTCGAGATATTCGACAGTCGCAGATTACCGTCATTGATTACCTGAATCTCGTAATCAGGATAGAAAAAGCCTACCTCATCACTAAAATCTACTAATGCAAGTTCCTGTAAATCTGAATTAAACCGCAATGTTTGCTTATATTCTTGACCATACCCAAAAGGTCTATTAGTCATCATTTCCAGATTTAAGCCAACGAGATTCGACCCATAAAAGACTTGCTCGACGTTAAATGTAGCTTCGTAAAAACAAGTATCCTCTTCGAAGGATGTAACAAAAAAGCACTCTTTAAACTCTGTGCGATTTAGCCATCTCATAATATCGCGGTATTCGTCGTTTGAGATGTACATGTCGTCGTTTGTATCAGGATCCTTACATATAGTAAATTCAGCCGATAATGCACCGTCGTATTTAGCGGAAACTCTATGAAACCTTCTACCGCTATGACTACTAACTGTGTTTACAGTAATATTCGAACCTACGCTAACATTATCAATATTGGGAGCGTCAAAACTACAGATTATAAAACCGTAGTCCGATAGATACGCCCCATCAAAACAAAAATCGCGTGCGTTTCTAATCAATTTAATCGCCCTCCAATTTCTTTATTCGTTCTGTCAGAGCCTTATTTTCTGCTCGTAATTGTTTAATCATTAATGTATTGAGCGCTATAAATTCCTCGTAGCGCATCGAATACAACTTATTAAAGTGTGTTTTCCCGTCGGGTGAAAGTCTCTCACCCTCGCCAATAGTAACGTCTTCATCTATAAGAACACCTGCAAAGTCTTCTGTCGTTAATCCAGAATCTAACAGTGCTCGTTCTACCGATTGAGCGCCAAAGCCTAAATGTTTTCTATGTCCAACTTTGTACTTGTACACGACAGGATCGATTTTGTCGAAAAAGTCGATGTATCTGTCGTCGATAGCATAAATATCTTTTAATGTTTCATCGGATGTAACCGCAGTCGAGCCAGAAGAACCAAGGTAGACTCCACCGCCTGACTCGTTCGTTGTGTAGAGCCTGACGATACTACCCCTAAGTATTGTTTTTGGCACTGTCATATTTTCGTTAGCGCCAAAGTACATTGTGCTATTATAGTATTTAATCACCGACAAAGGCGTATCTGTTCCCTGTTCGATATAAATATCTGAAGAAGTGCCCGTCATAAGAAAAGACGGAGCTGCGAACATCTTATTAGCACTAAGATTACTACCACCCGTAAGCGTCGCACCGTTAAGAGTAAGAGTAGTCGATGTTAGTTTCGATACAAAAGTACCGCCTACCGCAGTATCGCGGATACTTATATATGGTTCTATTATGGCATTACTATTGTAGATAGTGATATTATCGCCTATTACAGTTCGCGTCGCTTCGTTTGATCCATAAGCCGTAAAACTGGTGGCGGTAATAGTACCTTTTAAATCTGCGTTACCTGCGTACAACTTGCCCGAATTGGTAACGTAGAACATGTACTCGCCCTCGCTCCAAGAGTGACCAAGTGGGATTCTGCGGACATAGAAGTTACTATAGTTTGGCGCTCCATCCGCTTTAAGACCTGCTTCATACTCATACTGCGTATCGTCCGAAGTATGGATATACAAAGAGTTAGTGCCAAAATGACCACCTTGCGCGGTAGTACCCTGATTAGTTGTGGATGTTACAGTTAAACCGCCGATAGTACCGCTTGTAGCGTTTATATTGCCAGTAAGAGAAAGATTACCATTTTCGTCAACTGTGAAAACGGTATCTGTGCCTTTTGTGATTGACACAAGATTAGTCAAGTTTGGATTAATGCAAAACGTGTTAGTGCCGTTTGTGACCTGTAAACCGTTGGCGTCAAATTTGAGCGTATTTCCAGAATTATAGATACCTAAGTCTTGACCAAGTATGAGTTTACCGATTACGGTTTCACCGTTTACGCCAAAGGCTTCTACTAACTCGCCCGTCGTCGGGTCTTCATAAAGAAATTTACCGATAGCGGTCTTAGTTGTCGCCCAATCATCGTTGGTAAATGCTATAGTGCTATTGATAATCTTTAACTGTTCATCGTAATAAGAATCAAGAAAATAGTTCTTGCGACGCAATAATAGACCATGATTGTCTAATTGCATCTCTTGATCCTGTGCGTCATTCACGATTTTACACAGTGTAGCGTTCAAGCCATCTGTAAACCATCTTTCTATTACATCGGCTTTTTCTGCGCCCTTCTGCGCTCTCTTGTCCACGCTTGCGAAGGTCGAAGCTATCGACTGCGCCTTGTCTAAAATACTTCTAACGTCGGAAACACCGTTAGCAACCTCTCTAACATCCGAAAACTCGACTTCTATCATGTCCAAGTCGTCAAAGTCTATCTTGTAAGAGAGTAAACGCAGTTTAAAAAGTTTGTCGTCCGCTTTTATCCTAATCCAGTTGCCAACCTCAAACATATTAACTATCGGCTTAAAGGCGTCTAATACAAGTAGATTTTGCAATTTCGCCGTTATACTGTGTTGTAAAGTTGCGCTTGCAATGAGTTCGTTTTTGGCTTCGTTTAGAAATTGACGTGACAGTGCGTTAATCTGTGCGTGAGTTAATCCGCTTGTCGAGTAGTTACTACTCTTATACAGATATTCGCGTCGGAAAGATACAAACTCTTTCCAGTTTTCCGAACCTATGTAGCTTTCGAAGTTAAGCGACTCTTGTACATCTGCGCCGACTTGATTGTAGACCTCGATTAGCTTGCTAATCGTTTCAATCTCTTCTGTCCTTTTCAGGATTTCACGCCCAACTTTTTTCCTTTTCTCGTCAAAATTGAAGTAGAACAAGTCATACATATCGGGAGTTTTTCCCATGTATGCCCGTCGGTCGCTAAGTCCGTCTTGTATCATGCTATCCATGCACGACAAAATAATCTCTTTGAACTTGTTAAGCGTGTCAAGATTGTATTCTTTTACAAGGTCTTCAAACTCTGAACTATTGATAGTCGCGACAATATCGTATTCTGTGCTATCGCCCTCGTCATGGATGATTTTGTTAATTGCCCGTCGTGTAGCGTCTACTTTATCGTTGGTTATCTCTATTGCCAAACCATGTGCAGAAGCTACGTCTTCTTTGTCGTTCTGGTTTTCCAAATGGATTTGACAAACAAAAGTATTACTTACTTTGTGAAAATTCTGATATGGCAGTGTAACTTTGTAGTTCTTCGATACAAGCGTTTCGGCAGCCGAAGTTACTGCACTTGCGATAGTCTCGACCTTAGTTTCATCCGTCTTAAAGTCTTTAATGCCCAAGGGCGACAGAGTATCGCCGTTAATGCGTAACGCTTGCTTTTCGGCTGTATCGTCGGTGAACTCATATTCTGCCATCATGCCCGATTGCAGATAATCAAGGAAGTCTTGCGCGTCGTATTTGTCTTTAAGAAGATTTCTATAACCGATAACTTTAGTATCGGCTTCGTGCAAGTCGTCCTTCTTCGGAAGATATTTTTCTATCAGTGCGTTATACGTTTCGACAGTATCGCTATCAATCTCCAAGGGCTGGTTATCCATTCCATAGCTGTAATCTTCGTCGTAAGAGTCGATACTCTCTCTAAGAGCGTCGGACATGTCCGCTTTTACTTCGTCGGTTATATGCCATATATAATCTGTGCCGTTAATATTGGCTTGTTTGATTATCTCGTTTAAGGTGTCGTCGCCCGAATCCAGTTTAAAACAGTTATAAACGTTACTGTCGTTTGTTTTCAGGTCTACACTATCTGCAAGATTTTCTACATCTATATAAACTGTCGTGTCGTTCCCGTAACCTTTGCCAATATCCAAACTCCCACAATCGGGACAGGATCCTTTAAACTCGCCCCTGTATCCGCAATCGTTGCAATGACTTAACAGGTCGTAAACGGAGATTGAGCGCTCGATTTTGCCGTCGTCCGTTGTGCCGTTGTTAAAGCGGATTAGGACATTTGTGTTATTGGCAATCTCAATTAGTACGTCGTACACGCTTTTATTATCGAAGTTATATGTATTGATAATAGACGCAAGATGAGCGTCTACATGTTTTATTGTATAGTGGGGCGCGAAAGCTAAAATTCTATCGAGTAGAGATATAGATTTGTCACTGCTATAAAAAACAGTTGGTATAAATCCTTCTATATTGCTTTCCGCTTCAGTGTTTATAGTAAGTTTGTGTACCTGTACTTTCGACAGTTCTGATTGTGCAAGAGTCTTTAGTGTACACTTCTTAATCGTTTCGCTACTCTCTGTAGTATCTATATTTAGTTCATACCAAATATCCCACTCTTTACACCAAATCAGGCGAAAGTCTTTTATATCATCCCAATATGGGTTAGGTTCGTTATCAACGGTTTTATATACTGTAAATGATAGTTCGGAATACGTGTTAAGTTCATCCGATACAGTTATATCAAACGCATTGATAGCACCTATCTTACTTCCATTACGTTTAGCTAATACTAATGTCGGTGGAAGTGCGCTGTAATCGTTATCGAATTGTATTTGTAATGACATTGTATTCACTCCCTAAAAAGGGAGCGCCCAAGCGGACGCCCCTGTATTAAAACCGTTTCAATTTTTCTAATTTTCCTTTGCCAAGAACACGACCAAGGGTAATATCTTGGATCATTCTTTCAAAGTTCGTGTCTTTTTTGGCTTTGTCCATTACGTCCTGATAAGTCGCAGTGTCGCTCGACTCGAAGTAGGCTTTTAGTTTTTCAACGCTTTTATATTTGCTCATATCATCCCCCTTTAAAATGTAGGAATCACCGAAGCTAAAGCGTCGTCAAGTTGTGCTACTTGTTCGTCGGCTATGGCTCGTACCTGTTCAGACGCATCTTTGTCTAAGACGCCAGATACGGTAATGTCACCCATGTTAACAATTAAGTTACGAACTGTGCTTACACCTGATTGTGTAGCCGTTGTAACGCCCTGTACTGCGCTATCAAGTACGCTCTTGGCATTACTAACAAAACTATCAAGCGACGCATTAGAAGCCATTGTAGAGCCATAATCAAGCCCGTTATACGCTTCTTTCGATAACTTGACCGCATCACTATTAAGTTTTTCCAAGGCGTTAGTAACGCTCTTGTCTTCGTCTATGGCTTCTGCGATACCAAGCGGTATATTCTTACCGACTTCATCTTTAAACACTCTTGAAGGTGAGTGTATGCCAAGTGCAGCCTTCGCAGCCGCGAGTGCTCTTGACGCTAAGGATCGTAACGCGCTGTAAAGGCTACCTGAAGCACTACTTACACCGTTACGTATACCTCGAACAATATCGTGACCGACGCTTGAAAATCTTGACGACATGCCAGACCAAGCGGAAAGTGCACGACTTTTAGCGCTACTCATAGCCGAAGAGATACCATGTTTAATTCCGTCGAAAGAATTTACTATGGACGACTTTATAGAACTTGCCTTACTCTTCAAGCTATTTGCCATAGAATCAAATTCTGATTTGGCTTTATTTCGGATACCGCTAAACGCTGTAGATATAGAACTCTTTAAGTTGTTAAAAGTTGTCGTCACAGAAGACTTTAAACTGTTTACCGTAGTAGTTATGGACGACTTCAAACCGTTAAAAGTTGTAGTCGCGTTGGACTTTATGCCCGACAGAGCGGTATTCATGGACGATTTCAGACCATTAAAACTTGTAGTAACGCCCGACTTAATACCCGTAGCCGATTTAGTCGTGTTCGACTTTATCGTATTCCATCCTGTGTTAGCAGTGGACTTAATACCATTTGTGATACTCGAAACGCTTGATTTCAAGCCATTAAAAGCGGTAGTCGCCCCTGATTTAGCGCCATTCGCCGCAGTTGTCAGTCCTGATTTAAGGGCAGACCATCCTTTTTGCACGACAGTCTTAGCACCGTTTGTTAATATACTTGCGGTATTTTTGATCCCTGTAAACGCGCCTTTGGCTAAAGTTTGAGCACCCTTGCCAACTGTGCCGATAGTCTTACCTATCGCGCCCCATCCTTTTTCTATTGTCGAGCGTGTATTGTTTGTAGACGTTTCTGCGTCGGACTGAACGCCACCAAAGAAAAACGAAAGCACGCCTTTAATACCGTTAACGATACCACTGATAAAACTGCTAATGCCGTTCCATACGTTTGTAAATGTCGTGCTAATTCCGTTCCATACGGAATCCCAATTTGTGCCAAACCATCCCAAAAATACGTCGGCTACACCCTGAATCGTGCTTGTGATTGTAGAAAATATCGAACTGATACCTTGCCAAACTGAATCAAATATCTGTTTGACACCATCCCAAGCGCCCGACCAATCACCAGTGAACACGCCGATAAAGACGCTTAGTAGCCCTGATAAGACGCCTAAAACTGTAGACAGTACTTGTGACACAACGGTAAAAGCACCCTCAAATACAGGCGCTAACACTTGGCACAGTCCTTCCCAAATCGTTTTAATCGTCGAAGTGACGGACTCAAACGTAATACCTACGCTTGCAAGTTTTTCTTTTATCTCCTGAACGAAACTTTGTACAGTTTGAACAATATTGTTCCAAGTTTGCGTTATGTTATTTCTGAAGTCTTCGTTAGTGTTCCACAAATGCACGAAAGCGCCAACGAGAACACCGATGATAGCGACAACCGCAACGATAGGAGCGCTTATACCTGATATAGCGGTACTTACTTTAGCAAAAATGCCTTGTATACCGCCAACGTTTGTCATCATGGTAGAAAAGCCTTGAGCCAGGTTCTTGACATGATTAATGGTACTGAATATGGTAGTACCTACTTTTGTGATACCAAGGATCAAAGGCGCAAGTATAGCTACAAAACCGCCGATTTTTACAATCATTTCCTTAGTGGATTCGTCCATTTCACCGAACTTTTGAACCCACTCTGTAGCCTTTTCGACCGCTTTTGTAACGTATGGCAAAATAGTCTCGCCAATGCTCGAAGCGAGATTTGCTATATTCGTCTTCAGAGTTTGCATTTTAAATGCAAAGGTATCGGACATTTTACTGTATGCGGTCTCGGTCTCGCCTGAAGTATTCTGTAGCGTTTCAAGATTCGCGTTAAACTCATCGAGTCCGTTGTTTACTATGGCAGAAGCCGCCATACCGCCCTCGGCACTACTCCAAAGTTGGTTAAACGCTTCAGAGTTCCCGTCAACGGAATCTTGCAGTATTCCGATAACGTCGCCAAGTGACATACCCGACTCCATTAACTCACCGAACGTCTTACCCGTTTTGTCTTGCAAAATCTGCGAAACATCAGAGCCAGAATCGCCCAACTCTTTAATCATGCTATTCATGTAAGTTGTGGCTTCGGCAGTGCTTATGCCCTGTTTCGTAAGAGATATATAGCTACTCTCAATGTTTGACAGTGATACTCCATAACCTGCGCCCATTGCGATAGCTTTACCAATGGAAGATGATAACTCGCCAACTGTGGTAACACCTAAGTTCTGTACCTGTATAAGCGAATCTGATATATCGGACGCGCTACCTGCTTCATCTCCATAAGCGTTTAAAGCGGTAGTCAATACTTTAAGTGCGCTATCTGCATCGGTGAAACCGCCTACTGCAAGTTTTGTAGCCGTAGTAGCCATGTCTACGGCATCGGATGTATCTGTACCTGCGCTGATTGCATTATATGCGACTTCCGCTAAGTCGCTTGCAGCTACGCCTGTATCATTGGACAAGTTCTTTAGCGACTCGCCCAAGTCTTGAATCGGCACTTTATTTGTATCTGCAATCGTGCCTAATTTTGCTAATGCGGTCTCATATTTCGACGCTTCTGCCGTTGCATAAGTTCCAGCCGCGATAGAAGCCCCACTTGCAACGGTTAATACGTCTGTAATAGTTTTGCCAAGAGCCGAAGCCGAATTTGTCATGGATCCTTTGAAGGTCTCGAACTCTTTGCTACTTGTGTTCATCCCTTGGGTGAACTTCGAAGCGTCCCACTCTAAAACGGCATTATAATTAGCTAATGTAATTGCCATGATTACCCCTTATGGCACAGTTAGCCGAAAAATGATTTAAGTGTTTTCACGCTAACGTGTACCGCTTCATTTTGTCGGGTAGAATCGGCATTATTAAGTTCTACTTTTAGTTTCTGTTTTAAATATTCTGTATAAGCCAAATGCCAATCAATATCTTGCTTCAGTTCATTTATCGATATAATCGTCGCTATGTCTTTAAAGACCAAAATCGGCATGTGCATAATGTCCTGATAACTGTTATTTGTTTTGGTCATAAGCAAGGCAACGTCGTCGAGCAAGTTGTTTTTTATTTTTCCTTTGAGTAGTTCGTGGTTTCTTTTAATGTCTTCTTGCTTTTTGGCATTTTCTTTATCTTCTTTATTTTGTTTCTTTCGTACTGTTAAAGTCGGAATCGCGAAAGCGTCGCCCTGTAGCAAGTCCGTCAACTGGTCGTTGACTTGTAGGATTATTTCAGATTGACTATTGATTGTTATATTTCTTTGTATCCATTCAGGATTAATACTTTTTTGACATGAACGCAAAATAAAAAAAACGGCATGTGATAAATGTACGAACCTATCACCGTCGTTTTCGCTTTCTGTTATGCTCTCCAAGTGGGCAATCATCCGTAGATAGTCGCCTGTAAGCATATTGAGATTGATAATAAAAGTGTGCTCTGTCCCATCTATCAAAGGTACTCTAAGAGTCCGTTTGTGGTCATCCAAGACAAAATAATCGTTAGTCATTACTGTAAATCGATACCGCCTGAAGCGTTAATGATACCTACGATATAGTTCATCAAGTTGAAAAGTACGTTAATATCGTTAAATCCTTGCTCTACATCCTTCATATCGTAAACTACGCCCTCTACATTCATGTTAATAAGGGTGAGAGTCATTTCTTTGAGCAAGTCAAACATTTCGGGCATTTTTTCCACGCTTGCGCCGACTTTTTCAAATTCTGTGATTTTGTCAATATATCGCGAAAGTTCTATCGCATAAGCGCCTGTAAAGTTTCCATTAATCACAAATTCGCGTCCATTCAGGTCTTTTATAATGATATTTTCTTTCTTATATGCGGACGCATCAAACACATTACTTTGCGGTCTTTCTACTTTAAAATCTTTCCTGTATGGCTTTCTATCTTTATCGTTGTAATATCTGCTATTGCTCTTATAATTACGACCGCTATTATACTTTCTATATGCCATCTTCTACCTCGTTATCTTCGATTTCTAATTTTCAATTTTGCAAAGTTGAAAAAACGTTAAAAAAAAAGGGCATCCGTACAAAACGGATACCCTCATATTTATATTTTGATTAAAAAATCAGGTTAATCAGCCCTCGCCGTTACCCTGTTCCTGCGCCTGTTCCTCTTCCTCGTCAAACTCGACAAGATAGGCTGCTCCAATCTCGCCATTGGGGAGAGTCTTGTTAAGGCATCGAAACGCATAATCCAGTTCTACAGGATCGTCGTTATTGAAGTCGAGCGCATACTCACCTGTCCAAACTGCCTTGGGCATATACAGGACAAACTTTTCGCCTGTGTCGCTATCCTTTCCGACGAAAGCAAGCGCAACTTCGGGGATTCTGTCATTTTCGGCAAAGTATGTAGTCTTCTTATTGTTCTGTGCGTCGGTAACGAC